GTACCCCTTCAGTAGGATTAAACCTACAAAGTGCCTAGTATGCTGGGCGCCTAACGGCGCCCAGGATCTAGGGCTTCCCACCTAAGGTTAAGTAAGACCTTAGGCCTCGAGGGTATGCCAGACTCCCATGCAAGCATGGGGTCGGGCTCTTCAGTGAAGTACTGAAGTAACCTCGAGCTCTCTCTGTCTGGAAGCCTCCTGCTACGCGTTTTAAGCGCATGCATTTGGTATTCGAGTACAGAGTCACCGAGCTTCCTCCTCGACTTGAGGTGGTGGTTAGGTGACGGACTGTAATCTATCCAGCCAAGAGTACCTGAGTCCGGTGATACGGTAGGCAACTTCAAGAAAGGAGCCTCCCGCATGACTGTCCTTTGTATGTACTCGGCCGCTTTATAGTAATGATTTCGATAGAAATTATTACGTACAGCGATCGATGACACAAGGGACTCAGGCCTGTCTCTACTTGGGTAGGTGGACGTATACGTAGGTGTCACATCGACACCCTTGTACGCGTCGCAACCGCAAGACTCTCGAAAATAACCATTTACGAAAGTCTTCGATCGGTTGACCTTGAATCCAAGGTCGCCTAGTGCTCCCAATACAGAGGCACCCACGTCAGTGGGGACGATAATATCGTCTCCAAAGACTCGGACCTCCTGACTAGCCGCCCTGATCGTTTTGGTCGTCACAGGCAATCCCCTACTATGTAGGAGAGCGCCCACGGCGATATTAGCGAACAGGATCGTCTGCACAGGAAAGGTGACAGCACTTCCCATGGTTGATAGCTTCTTCAAGACATGAAATCTTGGAGACCTACTATCGATGGAATTTTCAATCCATCTCGTACGGGTCGCATGTAAGGCTCTGAGGAGGGTATTATTCCTTCTAAAAGCTCTTTCAGCGTGCCAACACGAAATCCGATCAGAAGCAGACGACAAGTCAATCGTCGCCTTGCTCTGATCTCGGGAAGCGAGGAGTGCGGCGGACTGATTGCGAGTTTGGTCGCGAAAGCGAACAGTCTCATCAATCGAGGTCCTTCGTACTCGCTCAGTAAGGAAATCCTTAACGCTCTGCTGTGTCCATTGATAGCAAGTAGGTTCCGCGGCGATAAGCCGTGGGCCTTTCTGCGTCTTTGGTACAGATATGAGTCGAGAAGGTGGCTCATGATGGGAGAATCTCCCGTTATGTCCGTCCTTACGAGAAACATCGTCTGCCCATAGCGAATAGTTCGCGAAAGCGAAGTCCGCAATAGGAAAAGATGTTTCGAGCTTGCTCGGCCAACAAGGGAATTCGTATTTCGATACGAACCCACTACGTAGGTCGGCAACAGCACCTGGTCCATGCTTTGTTCTCCATTCAAAGGGATCGAAGAATCCCAGCTGGGTGGCGATTATATCACATACGACTTGTATATGGTTAAGTCGCTCCCAGTCAACGGAGACAGACGATGGCCCACCTAATTCCGCTTCTTGCGGAAGAAGGGAAGGATCATCGTGAGGATTAAGACGACGGTATCCAAAATGGATTTTGTCGTCTCCAAGTCCTCGGAGCTCGTCCTCTGCCCAGTTAAGGGTTGAGGATCGGACTCCCCGGTCGACGGAGTAGAATTCAGCGATTGCTTGCTGGATTCTGACATCTGAACACTCCAACTTTGCCTTCTTAGCTGTATAGTACAGTTGACGAAGGACACGGATGGCGTGAACATCTGCGTCGGCACGAAGCATCCCACTATAGTCGAAGATCCTTAGGTATATCCCCGAGAAAAGTCTCGGGATTATACCCCCTCTACGTCTACCTGGTGTTCCACCAGGCAGACGTGGTGAGGTGAAGGTCCCGCTAGCTAAACACTGTTCAAAGTGTTTCCCTAGTTCGGGAAGGTCGATCGTGAGGAACGAGAGACCTCTTGCTTCGACAAGAGAGAGTAGTCGGGCTTTATCATACCCAATACTCTGTCTTAGGGTAGGGTACATGTCGATGACATCCGAAAGGATGGCATCGTAGAGACCCAGGAAGAAGTGTTCATAGCTTTTCATCGTGTCACTCCTACTACAGGTGTGGTTAACGATCTATGGCTATGTACTCCCTAAGCTTCTGCACAAAGCAGAAGTTACGCGGCGGAATGGACTTAGGAGTCTACGACTCCCAGCCCAGAAGTTTGGCGGCAATACCGCCAGCCTTGACCATGTAGAAAGACATGGCTTCCGACACGTCGATAATCTCCGATGAGACGCCGTTCGGATCATTTCTGATCGTGAACGACACCTCGGAGAGGGAACCAAGGGGCAGTGCCTCAGTCGGCTTCGTATAGCGAGTGAAAGTCACAGTGTGACGATCAAACGCCTGCGAACCCGCCGGGACACGGTCCTTGCTATGGCGCACTTTTGCGCGATAGGTAACGGTCGTATCGTCGAGAAAGTACTCGGCGCTATAACCATCTTGGTTGATCAACGGCAACACCTTGGCAGTTCCACCGGAACCATCAAGAGTAACCGTAAGGGAGGTACCTAGCATTTCTTCTATCCTGTAGTTAGGCTCTAACGAGCTACTCGGCGATGCCTAGTAGCAGCCAGCGCACTAACTATAGACAGTCGCCACGTTGACATAAAGTTGTTGTTCAACGTGATTGGTGCTTGAGACGATCCGACGTGGCGAGTTTTCGTCACGCGCATCGTGTAGCCTGAGCCGCCCTTGACCTCTTTATGATCAAGGCGCTCAAACTCAAACTTGGTGGTACTACGTCTCATCACACAGATGTTTGACATAGTAGCAGGAATGCGATTATTCCACGTATGTAGGAAGTTACCTACATCTGCGAACCAATCGACCATCCAGGAGAATGGGATAATATCCCATGCATCCCCCAATTGCGTTGGCCCAAGACCAAGTACGGCACGCCGTGCTTGGTGCATAAGCTGCGCATGAGTTTGCGGAATAGCAACACCGGCTGCGGGACGCCAACGAATGGTGCCCCAACAGTCAACTCGGGTCGTGCGAGTTCTTCGCGCGTACCAAGTGCCACCGGCACCGGAAACAACTGGAACGTTGTCGACCGTGTCGGTAGCTGAGTAGTTGCCAAGCTGCAGTCTACGTTTGCTTCCACCGTTACTGAAGAACCTAGCAAGTTCTTTCGCTCTGCGATCGAAACGAGCTTGGAAATCCAGTAATTTATGCATGTCAGAGATGATGGGAGCTACACCGAACTCGTACGCCAGATAGATGCCTTGGCCGTCGTTGGCCGCCTGCAGACCATGTCTGAGACGGTCACGATCGCGCCGACGCATCGGACTCTGGAAGTACCGACGGTATAAATCCCCACCCTGACGCACGAGCGACGGGAGTTCCCGTAGCTCTGCCACCGCGCGCGGAATTGATACTTCAGCTCGACCAGGATTACTCCTGGTTACAAGCATATTTATCAATTCGTTAGTCGACGGTGCTGCGGTAGCCATATGAGCGGGTAAGACCATCATTCCAGCTGGGTACCATCCCTGGTACTCATTCTGGTCTGAATCGAACCCATTCAGAGGTAGTATACCGTACTGTTCCTTATCGATGGTGAGTCCATTGGACCCATCTCGATTCCCGGTAACATCCGAACAAACGTGTTTGAACGTGAAAGGAGCTATCGGATATGGCTGATTTTGCCATGTTCCGAAAAGTTTCCTAAAACGTCGCCCACCTTTGAGCGGAGGAGACTGGTAAGTCCTAGTACGGGCTGGCATTGGAAGCGCTCAAGCATTGGGTAACGGGATGTTAATAGCCAACTTCGACTACGGAGAGACCCATTATGGGT